AACTTTTTTCTAAAAAACTTTATTTTCGCACACAAAAAACTAGCCTAAACACTGCCATCCGGGCCCGTCTTTTAGGATACTTTTCAAAAAGAATCCAAAAGAATCCGTTTCACCCAATCCAGGCACAAAAGTTTTGCACTTCAAAATAAAGACAAAAAAAAGCGCCCCCCAGGAATAAATCCCAGGGGGCAACAAATCTTTCACCTACTGACAGGCATCACACTCAACAGCCTCTTGAGGGTCAACAGGGCACACGAAACCGTCCACACGCTCCACAGCATCCAACCGCGCCACTACTTTGCGGGCCGGTCATACTGCAACACAGACGTCAGCAAAGACATGACACCAGCGCCAGCCGCCAAATTAGCAACCATCACCCAGTCCACATCCAAGACGCCCACAGCACCCACACCAATAGTTGCGATAGCCACCTGTGCCACCGTCTTCAACGCACGTTCGCCCGCATAGGCCCAATACTTTTTCACTCTAACCATCAGTGTTGTTCTCCACTCTTTTATCGTCGTATGCCGCCCCAAAAATGTAGGACGTCAAAATCAAACTTATCAGGGCAACCCCGCCAGTCACCAAGTCGCCGGCACCAAGCCGGTCCTGCCACACCGCCACAATCGATGACACAACAAGGGCGACACCGAGCGCGAAGGCCGCGAAAATGTATCTACGTCTAATCTTCCACTTAGGGTTGCTCATCGTGTCAACACCGCAATCAAAGGTGACACTACAGCGGCCAGGAACCCAAACGCGCCGATAGCCTGCCACATCCGCATCTCAAGTTTGCGAATCCGAATTTCATGGTCTTCAATTTTTAGTTCACTGTCAGGCAGACTGTTAGCAATTTTCTCTAACAGTTTCCCCTGCCGTTGAACCTCCAAATATATGTCACGCATTGAAACCCTCACCGCCAGCGCCTCTTGCTCATCACTCATCAAATCGCCCCGTCGTTTATTGCCCTCTGTAATGCGCTAATGGTTAGACGACCCCAAACGCCGTCAGGTTCCACGTCAAGCCTTGACTGCACAGCACGTCGCGTGTTTGGCCCCCAAACGCCGTCAGGTTCAGACCCAGCCCACCTCTGAATCGCCTTATAGGTCATAGGCCCTGGTCTTCCGTCGATACGGCCAAGAGGGAAACCAGCGCTAGTGAGTGCGGTCTGAAATGCTTTCCAAGTGTTGCGCCCCATCCGCCCATCCACCTTGAGTAGTGCAGGCTTCACAACCACAGCGGCACCGTTAAGGAACGGTACGGGGTCCAGCGTATTTCCCCAACGCCCGCCACGTTTTCTCACCTCGAAGTGGCAGTGGTTGCCTGTGCTGGCCCCGGTAGTCCCAGACGTATATATAAACTCGCCGGCTGAAACCCGTTGGCCTTTACGCAACCCGGTACGGTGTGCCCCATGATAGTAGACCGTCACAATCTGCCCATGGTCAATAAGCACCGTATGCCCACCACCGCGAGGGCTCCACCCGATATGGGATACGACACCGTCGGCGGCAACCGTTACAGGGAAAAATCCCGCAACATCAACACCCTGGTGAAACTTACGTTTTCCCGAAATCGGGTGTTTTCTCCAGCCATAGGGACTTTTTTCGTTTACGGTGAAGGGCTCTGGCCATGGCTTACTCAGTTCCATTTTGAACCTCAATCCAGTCAGTTGTTTCTTCATCCCACACATATTGCCCACCATCGGCAGGATAATCTATAGGTGACACCCAGAGGCAAGTTGCCTCATCGAGTACCCATGAAGGGTAAGGTTGTGGCGGAATGAAAGCGTCACGGTCAGCATCGTACGAATACCCGATGCCCGCATAGTTGTACCGGAGCGCTTTGGACTGGTCAGCGCTTGGCTCCCCATCCGTGTAGTGAACCCCGCCATAAGTGTTGTACGAAGTTTGCCGGTACACATCACCAGTACGGGCGGTCAGTTCATCCTCAAGCCCGTCATCTTCCTGCCTGCCCACCGTCACAAAAGTGACAATGTTGTTTTCGTCTAGTTTTGCAAAATAGGTCATGAGATTGTCACCGTTTCGCTAGTCGTAGAAGTTGCTGTAACACTGTAAACCGTGTTCGCCCCGACAGCGGAGGAAGTCTGCGTAACACCACCACTAAAAGTCACAATAGCTTGCGCCGGTAAAGTGAAAATTACTACGCCCGAACCCCCAGAAGCTCGAACGTTGTTATTGTTTGAACCTCCCGCACCTCCGCCCGTGTTTGCCAGGCCGTTTTGCGGGCTTCCACTTCCAGCCCCACCGTTACCGCCACCGCCGTTACCGCCAGCGCCCGCGTTACCTGCCTCAGCGCCACCGCCGCCACCGCCACCTCTTGTTACCGACGCCCCTGTTATCGAAGAAGCGACACCGTTGCCGCCGCGCCCGCCCTGAGAAGTAGAACCGTTTGCGCCGACTTGAGCCGCGCCGCCACCGCCACCTGCTGGTTGAGTAGAAGCCTGTGCGAAACCATTACCGCCCCGAAAACCTTGGCCACTGATTCCACTACCACCAGAACCGACATTGCCGCCCGCGCCACCGCCAGAGCCACCAGAGAAGCCGTTGCCCTGGTAGGTATTCCCTCGCCCGCCGCCTGTAGAAATTTTGTCAACAAATGTAGAATCTGAGCCGTTTGCGCCTTGCGCACCGCCACCCCCCACGATTACGCTAAAAACTCCTTTTACCAAAGTCAAAGGCGCTTCCGCAGAATTGCCACCGCCCGAAGTTCCCGCGTTAGTCCTATACCCGCCAGCACCACCACCACCACCCCGGTACCCGGTGCTACCGCCACCACCTGCGATTACTAGAAAGTTTACAGAAAATGGCCCGGACCCAAAAGTGGCCGAAATTCTGTTATATTTCGTAAAATCCCCCAAAGAACTGTTTGCCATACTTGTTACAGCCACAACAAGCTCCTTACGGTGTAATCTCAGCGCCGGACAAATTGAATGACAGGTTTGCGTTACCCGCATACACCGTAATTTTGTCTGTAGCCCCCAAAGTCAGCCCAGTAGTGAGGGTTGTGGTGTCGTTAGCGGCTACAGGCACATCAAACGCAATGTACATAGCGTCAGTGATAGTGGCCCCGTCAGGACGCAAAGCAACCCGAAAAGTTGTCGCGGCGTCGCCACGATTACAAATATATAAAGTTGACCCCACCAACTCTGTCCCACTTGGGACCGTGTAAAGGTCAGTATTTGTGGTTGCGTCAGGCGCGGCCTGGGCAATAATTCCGTATGCAGTTGTCATTTTTTAGCCTCCCATAAGTAGAAAAGAACCCTCGAAGCCTAAACCGCCACCCACGGGCGTCCAGGCAGACGTGTTGGTGTTGTAAAACTCAACCGCCCCAGTCGTACTGTTGAACCCAAATTGCACTTTGCCGTCAGTGTTAGGCCGTCCAGCGGTTGACCAGGACCCCAAACGTGTCCCCATAAAGGAACGTGCATCAGTAATTGTTGAGGGCACACCGGCGTCAGCGGGCACCAACACGGTAGCCACGGCCTGCTCAAAAATGCCGGCGTCAGTCTGCACTAACGTGGGTGCCGTGGGGGTGCCGGCGGGTGTGCCAGTCTTTACCGCCAAAATGACACTGTTAGCTACAGGGTCAAGCCTCAACACAACCAAATCAATGCGCGGGTTTGTTGCATCCGCAATAGCCAGCGCTAAAGACTCCACAGCCGTTGAAGCGTAATAGTGGCCGCGAACCATCGCCTGCCCTGCCACAACATCAACAGCCAGCCCAGTCCCAGCCGCCACACTCAAAGCCGTCCCCGTAGGCGTATCGTTCACCCCAGCGTTGAAATGCCTAGCCCATTGAGAAAACTGGGTTTCCGTCGTATCAATTCCCTCAAACGGGAAACTTGTTTGCGCCATTCCTACGCCTCTTTCACTCTGCTATTGGTTGCGTTCAAGGTTGCTGATTCTGGTTTCATGTGCCGTCTGTGTAGCCAAAAGTTTTGCTTCAAACTGTTGTGGCGTAGGGTTTCCCACCGTGGCCAACAAATACACACCGTCAGCCTGAACAGACAACCCTATTTCGTACACAACAGCCGTGGCCTCCACATTGTTTGCCACCACCGTAATAGTGTCACCCAAACCCCAATCGGACCCATAAAGCATGGTATTGGTGTCTGAAGGTGTCACCTCCATCACAACACGGGTTTTTCCGTTGTCCACCAAAGCTTCAAAGCCGGCCTGGGCCAACTGTGTGGCATCATCTGTGCCACGTTGGTCCACAAAAGACTCAATACGTCTGCCCCATGTGCCTTCAGAGGCCACAGAATCGCTTGTAACGGACTCGATGAATAAACGGTCCACAGCCTCACCCGCACCCGCCACAATGGCTCTGGTGAGCGCTGGTGCCTCGTAAGCATATTTTGAAGACGAAAGTTTGCCATTTTCTACGTCAAGGCGAATAGTGGCACTACGGTCAACCGGGGAATACACATCAAAAACTAGTTCAGAGCCAACCTGGGCAACCGTATAGCCAAGCCCGCCAGACTGTGCCAAATCGTACAGCAAAGTTTGCAAGTTAGAAAACCTTGCATTGCCTCGAACAGTCGCACCCAAACCGCCATCCGCCGCCACAGTCAAAAAAGCTACAGCGCGAACAGCCGGCCCAGAAACCAGGTTAGCGTTCACATAAGCCTTCATCACGGTTTCTGACGCCCCCGTGCGCACATCATTAGAAACATTCTGTGTGGCCACGTCAGCGTTCCCCGGTTGAGGGTAGGCAAGACGTTCCTCCAAAACTCTCGAATCGTCACGGCCACCAATAAACCAAACACCCTGCAAGTCATCCTGTGTCTGCACAAGCTCAGCCGAAATAGTAGGCCCAGAAATTATTACACCACCAGGGCCCGTCACAACCAAACCGAAACCTGGTGTGCGCAAAAAACCCACCAAAGCGGAAGACGCCGGCAGTTTCACAAACCAATAGCCCACATTGTTGTGGCGCACAATAAATTTGGCCCCCACCACGTCAGCCCCCAAAAGTTGGCCAACCCTGTTCAAACTTTTGTCCCTCACCTCAACGGTCAGGTCATCGATTATCATCCGTGAACAACCTCATAACGCAAAGCGTAACGACAAGTCACACGTGTGTTAGTGTTCGCGCCCGTACCCTCAATAGTGATATTGGTAGCGCCCGGCGGGACAGAAAACAG